GGAGGCGCGGGGCCTGCCGTCAAAAATGGCAACAGTCAAGCGTTTATGTTTCTGCGTATGGACCGAGGCGGAGAATCCCGCTATCGACCGCGAGGCGTGGTCGGCCTGCCAGGATAAAGACTACCCCGATGAGATCCTGCTTGGCCGCCGTTGCTGGGGCGGGCTCGATCTCTCTGCAGTCAATGACTTGACCGCCTTTGCCCTTGTTTTTGAACCTTCAGCCGACGATCAATTATGGCGCCTCAAGGTGTGGTTCTGGGTCCCGGGCAAGGGACTACACAAAAAAGCGGATACCGATCATGTCCCCTATATCGCATGGCGCGATGCCGGCTATATCCTCACTTCATCGGGAGAGGCAATCAGCAAAACACAGGTGATCCGGTTCATATACGAACAAACGGAAAAATATGACCTTCAGGGAATTGCCTATGACAGGAACAGGATAAAAGACCTGCTGGAGTTTGCCCAAAAGGAGGGGATCGATCTCTCTGTCGGTGAATGGGATAAGGAAAACCGCAAATGGCTATTTCAGGGGTCGGGGATAAAAATGATGCCATTCGGTCAGGAGGCCAGAAGCATGACCCCCGCAATTGATAAATTCGAGCTCTATCTTCTTGAGCGCCTCTTCAGACATGACGGCAACCCGTGTTTAACCTGGTGCGCCGCGAATGCCGTTATTGAGTCCGATGGAAATTACCGTCGATATTCAAAAAAGAAGGCTATCGGCAGAATCGATGGTATACAGGCGGCGGCTATGGCCTTTGGGATCCTGGAAGAGGCGCAATTAAGGTCCGCATACGAATCCCCCGCCGCGGAGATACTGACTTTTTAAGGAGGTTTTATGGGTGACACGGACGGTAAGATCATAGCAATATGCCCCATCTGCAAAAAGAGGTTCAGGGACGGACAGGGAGAGAAGCACATATTGACCCAATATCTGATGCCGACCCCGCCAGGTGCTCAGCTGGTTGTGTCCTTTCCGATGATAACCTGTCCCACCTGCGGGATACAGTTTTTCCCGTTTGATGTGCTCGAAGAACTGAAAAAGAGATTACAGGGAGAAGGCGCGAGGATCATAAAAGCACCGGCCAATGTGAAACTGGTGAAATGACGACATTACCGCAAAAATCATTATACCGTCCTGACGAAGTAGCGAAATATTACGATGTCAGTGTAAGGACGGTATATTTTTGGATAAGGACAGGCCAACTTGAGGCTGTGAAGGTTGGCCGTCTTCTCCGCATCCCTCTGCAAAAAATCAAGAAATTTCAGAGAAGAAATGAATCATAGCAGGGGAACATTGAACAGGCCAAGCGTCCCGCGAAAAGGGATCGGCGTGATGGCGCGCGGGTTTTCAACCACCCAGCCGAACGGCCCCGTAAACCATTTTGATGAATGCGAGGTAACGCAATCAACCAGGTCAACTATGCCGATCACGGCTCCCCTCCCTCCTCCGTTTTTTGTCTCGTAGATCGCAAGGGGGCCACGGTGATTTGTGGCCCATGTTCTATTTTCAATGTCTTTCCCCCCCGAAACAATCATTTCGGCCCATGGCGGATTAACGGCTATGGCTTTCATTTTTTCACCCACTCTTCAATCAGCCGTTTCACCTGCCCGGCCAACGATATCCCCTCCTGAGCGCATTTGATTTTGAACGCCCGGTGCAGATCACCGGGAACGTTCAGGACGCGGATGTCTATGGTGTCCTGCCCACCAGCTATCTCGCTCCTGACCTGTTCGACGGTCAGGTTCTCACCATACCTGGATTTCAGATTACGGGCAATCGTGCGCCATTCGTCGGTGCCATGCGCCTCGGATCGGTGGATGATTTCATGTCTGGCAGCATAGACCATATCGGCAGCGAGTGTAAAACCGATGGTTGTGCTTGGATTCTCGGACAACATTTTCTCGTAGTGTTTTTTCGTTCTCATTATCATATCCTCCTACGCGGAAACCCAGAGACGTTGATTTTGTTTTCACCGATTTCTATCATGGTCGCCCCAACCGCCAGCATTGCTGCGGCGGTTCTGTTCCAGTAGTCCTCGTCGGATTCCTCAAAACCGATGCGATCAAACAGCCAGTCCTCTATATGTGCAGGTCTGGAATCGAGGTCAAAACACTCAATAACGCGCTCTGCATATTTCAGTGCGCGATCAACAGCGGGCTCGGTACTGGTCGGCGTATCTCGGAAAATCATCCCGTTAACGTAGCATTTTTCCCGAGCCTCCTGGCGCAGCATATCCCCCTCGGTTTTGCCATTGTAAACGCGGACCCGATCATTGTGATTGAATGCCGGCATCCTCCCAGACACGCAGCGAGGCACATGTTCGACGAGCCATGCAGCCAGTGGGGACAATTTGGCAACATCGGGTGTGGTTTTTCTCAACCATCTGGTAGCGTTAACGCCATTGGGAGCCGATCCGTTCAATGTGTTCCACGGTTCATCGTTGTCATATTTCTGAACTCCGTAGCCGTTCGGCGCGTTTTTTCCAGTGGCAACAATAATTGTTTTCATTTTACCCCTCCTTTTTCGCGCTCTGGAGAAACATATCGGCGATACACTCTTGTTTCGTGGAAAAACCGCGCGGATATGGTGCCCACCGTCCCTCTCCAGCATATCCCCCTCTCACGTGGATGGTACGCCATGACCACCCGCGTCGATGGATTATTTCGCAGATATTGCCATCAATGTCGTAGGTTTCGCATGTATATTTTCCTTCACAGAGTTCTTTTTTTATCGGCGCGGCAATCAAAGACTGAGCGGCTGCGGCTATCTCTTCGGGAGAATATTCATCGAGTATTCGGATGCCACCAGCAGATACTCCATCGCCCATCAATTCATTTTCCAGTTCATGGCGATTTTTTCTGAAAAAATCTATAATCGTTCTCATATTTCTCCTCCTTTCCCCGTCCGGTTCCCGGATTGTGGGGGTGTTTCGATCCACGCATCCTAACGCGGGTCAACAAAAGCCGAATCATCCTGGTCTTGATGCCCGCAATCGTCGCATTTCCATCCTTCTCCGGTGACGTTTTGCCAGTCGTCGTCTCTGAGATCTCCACGTTTCTCCGCGCAATTCGAGCATAATACGGTTTGGGGCCGTCCGACAATGGTCCTGTCGTGCCATCCCAACATTTCCCGGTTCTCTTTGGCCGTCGCCTCTATTTCAAATCCGAAATAGCAATCGTAGCAAATCCCCAGTTCGGTATGCAGATAGTTCATGGTCCTACCGCACCACTTACATCTTTCATTTGCATCGTTCCGTTTCGCTTTGTCGAAATATATGTCCGAAATATGTCTTTTCTGTTTCATTGTCTTGTCCTCCTTTTTATTTTGAATCTGTATCATATATATATCATACACAACCTGCACAAATGTGTCAATCATTATTTTCATTTATTTTTCCCTGTCAAAATATTGACATATGCAATAATTATGCCAACTTAGCCGTTTTTGACCCCTAAAAATACTGTGCAAACAGTGACAAACAGTACCAGTACGGATAGGACAAATCTATTTTTATCATGCAAAATCTCAATATGAGCATATACCCAAAACGTGAGGAGACCATGAACGTAAGAAACAAATGCGGCAAAAAAGGTAAGGGCCGTAAATAAACATGAGATGAAAATATTTCGTTTGCTGAAAAAGATCGATGTTCGGGATGTCCTTTTCGTCGGGGGCCTTGCCCTTTTGGGCTATGGCCTTTTTCTTTTTCTCCCTTGGGTATCATTCACTGTCTGCGGTGCTCTTCTTATAGCTCTGAGTGTTTTTATGAGGGCGGAATAAATGGGTATCGTATCGCGCATACGTCCACAGGCCCGTTTCTCCGAATATACAGAGAACCTTATACGCGAAATCTATGGCGGGTTTTCAACATCCTCCGGCGTGTCTGTCACGAGCGACACCGCGATGAGGCTCATTACCGTGCAGAATTGCATAAGGCTCCGCGCCTTTGTCATAGGGCATCTTCCATGCCATATCATGGAGAAAGACGGAAAGAACCGCAATGTGGCCGAAGATTTTTATCTGTATGAGCTCCTGCACGACCAGCCGAACTCATGGATGACGGCACAGGATTTCTGGTCCATGTGTGAGGCGCATGTCAGCCTGCGCGGCAATTTCTACGTTTACAAGGCCCAGTTGCCGGGGCGCCCTATCCGCGAGCTTATCCCCTTGAAGCCGGGGGCCGTACAGGAGGTAGTCCAGCATCCGGATTATCGCCTGACATATAAGGTCGCCATTGAGGACGAGCAGGCGGTAAGGGCGGCATACGATGACGGCTACATTACCGCGGCAGGTTCGCAGATCAAGGAATTCCCGCAGGAGAAGATAGCGCACTTCCGGGGGCCTACATTGAACGGCATCGTCGGCATGAATCCCATACAGTATGCAAGGGAGACAGCAGGGCTCGGGATCGCAGAAGAGCGTTTCCTCGCGCGGTCAATCGGAAAGGGCCTGCATCCAGGAGCGGTAATAAAACATCCATTACCACTCAACGCCCCCGCACATGCGTCCCTGCGCGAAAATCTGAAGAAAAAATATGCAAAGCTTGGTCAATCATGGGATTTCATGCTCATTGACGAAAACATGGACGTTGTATTCCCGCAGGTCAAACTCGTGGATGCACAGTATCTCGAACAGATGAAGATGAATGAGGCGCAGATATGCGGCCTTTACCGGGTCCCGCTCATGCTTATTCAATCTGGAGATAAAGCGCCGACTTATGCAAGCGCGGAACAGTTTTTCCTGAACTTTTCAATTACTGGTATAACCCCCGATTGCGTGAACTACGAAAAAACGATCCGGCGCGATCTCCTGACCCCCGAAGAACGGAAAAAATATTATGCGAAATTCAATATTGACGGCCTTCTCCGCGGGGATTTCAAGACGCGCATGGAGGGTTTTCAGATTGGTGTTAATGCTGAGATTATCAATCCCAACGAAGCTCGGGAAAAGATGGATATGAACCCATATGAAGGCGGCGACGAATACAAAACTCGGACCAGTTCCATGAAGCAAGACAAGCAGGACAAGCAGGAGGTAAAAGAAAAATGAAACTCAATTATCGCAATCAGAAGAATGCAGAGGCAACAGCAAAATTCTGGAACAAACCCCTTGATCGTCCTGACTGGTTTAAGGTCCAGGCATCGGCCGAAGATGAGACTGAAATATTGATCTATGACATTATCGGCTGGCCTTTTGTAGAGGCCGCTGAGCTCATCCGTGTCCTGGCAGGCATAACAACCGGGAAGATCCTTGTACGTATCAATTCCCCTGGGGGTGACGTCTTTGATTCCGTCGCTATATATAATGCCCTGAAAGAACACAAGGCCAAGGTAACGACGAGGATAGAGGCCCTTGCAGCTTCGGCAGCTTCATTCATAGCGATTGCTGGCAAGGAAGTACAGGCATACAGCAACGCCATGATGATGATCCACGAGCCGTATGTACTGACAGCAGGCAATCAATACGATCTGAGGGAAGTGGCGGACATACTGGAGAAGATCAGCGGCAGTATGATCGACATTTACGCGGCCAATGCTGCACCGGGTAAGCGCGAAATAGCGCAGATGATGAAAGATGAAACATGGCTATCCGCGAAAGAAGCCAAAGAAAAGGGCTTTATAGACACAATTCTTGAATCGGGGAAGGGGGCAAAAGCGCAGTTTGATCTGTCCATGTTCGCACATTGCCCTGATTGTCTACAAAGTCAGAATATGCAGCAGGAACCAAATGAGAGAGATATTGAAAGGCTCTTGAGAGAGTCAGGAGGACTTTCAAAGAATCAAGCGCAGGGCTTACTTGCGAGAGGCTGGAAAGCCGTTATGCGTTCGGAACAGGAATTAGAACAAAGGGCAGCAGAAATGCTTATAAAAATCATATCAGGAGGTAAGTAATATGGAATTGAAAGAAACTATTCAGGCATTAGGCGCGGCCTTTGAGGAATTTAAGGCCGAAAATGATAAGCGGATAAAGGAGCTTGAGAAGGGTAAGGCTGACCCCATACTCGCTGAAAAGATTGAGAAGATTAACGCCGATCTTTCCAAAATGAGTGAAATGAAAAAGCAGCTTGAGGCCATAGAAACCGCCGTTGCAAAAAGCGGATATCCCGGCGGCGGCAAGTCTGAACTCGAAAAGGTAAGGGCACAGCACAAGGATGCTTTTAACCGATGGTTCAGAACGGGCATTGAGGGTGATCTCAAATCGTTGCAGATCAAGGCATCGGCCTCGACCCTCGACGATACCGCCGGAGGTTTCACCGTCCCGGAAGAGATCGACATGGCAATAGACCGCGTAGCAATGACGGTATCGGCCATGAGGCGGATATGTACCGTGAGAAGGATCAGCACAAGCGAATACAAGAAGCTCGTCTCCCAGGGCGGCACCACGTCCGGCTGGGTTGCAGAGAAAGAATCACGTTCCGAAACCAGCACCCCGACCCTCGCGCAGATTGCAATCAACACAAAGGAACTTTACGCAATGCCGTATGCAACACAGGAGCTTCTCGACGATTCGGCTCTTGATATTGCCGCATGGCTCGCCGATGAAGTATCCATTGAGTTCCAGGAAGAGGAAGGAGCGGCTTTTATCACAGGCAGCGGCGTTGGAGATCCGAAGGGTATTGCGTCCTATACATTCGCCGCGAACGCATCATATACATGGGGCAGTGTCGGCTATATTGCCGGCGGCCACGCCTCATTGCTCAACAGCGCAGACAAACTCATCGACCTCCAGCACGCCCTTAAATCGGTTTACCGCAACGGAGCCGCATGGCTTATGGCCGATTCCACGTTAGGCAAGATCAGGCAATTGAAGGACGGCGAAGGGAACTATCTATGGAGGCCAGGCCTCGCGGAAGGCGCCCCCGATACCCTTCTCGGCAAGCCGGTTGAGATTGATGATAACGTAGATGCTATCGGGGCCAACAAATACCCGGTATTCTTTGCGAACTTCAAACGGGCCTATATGATTGTAGACCGCATCGGCGTCCGCGTTCTCCGTGATCCGTATTCGGCGAAACCTTATGTAGCTTTCTACACAACCAAGCGCGTCGGCGGCGGGATCGTGATGTATGAGGCGATTAAGGCGTTAAAAATCTCCACGTAAGCGGGGATTAAATGAAAATAATTCCAAGGAGGAAGTCATGAAAGACCTTCACAACAAAATATCGGCAGTCTCCCTGCTTGATTCTATCACGGTCAGCACAACGCAGACCATAACCGACATTGACCTCGCAGGATGCAACTCATGTGAACTCTTGTTTAACATTGGCCTCGATGCAGGGACTGGTTTGTCCAGTTCTCACAAGATCGTTTTTGTCCTGTCAGATAGCGATGATGGCACAACCTATACCGCCGTCGAAGATGCGGACATGCTCGGGGTCAGCAGCATCACAAGCGGGACCATCCTGACCATTGATGCAACGGATGAGGATAATGCCCTGTACAGTTTTGGTTATGTCGGGGGCAAGCGTTATCTCCAGATCGTCGGGACCGTAACAGGGACGATCAGTATGCCGATGTCAATCACGCTGGTCAAAGGCCACTTGCAGGATTCACCGGCTGTTTAGCAAGTAAATAATCGGGCAGGGTTTGTCCCTGCCCTATCAAAATGAGGTGACACGATGAAAAAAATACTTTTTATGATAGCAATTCTGATGTGGGTTTTTGCATCCTCCGCACTTGCCGCCGATGCCACCTACGGCCCGAAGGTTTATCACAAACAGGGCGGCGATGAGGAGGTCGTGGCAGATGGCGGAACCATAACCGTCGAATCCGGCGGAACCATAACCGTCGAATCCGGTGGGACATTCGCCCACGCCCGCGAACGGTCTTTTTCTCTCCCGCTTACAGGCTTTGTCAACGCACACGATGCGTCGCCTTTGGTGGTAACAACCACAGGGCTGCCGGGGCTACAGATAGACGACTCCATTCCAAATATTGTATGGGCGAAAGACGAGTATGCTTCGCCCGTATCCATTACGTTCAAGGTTCCGACCGATTATTCAAGCGGTGGGGCATTCCGGCTTATATGCACGGAGTCCAGCAGCTTTACGACACCCAACCGCGTTGATTTTGACGTCTATGTATACCGGATAGCAAGCGGACTCCTCTCGACTACCGCAAACCAGACCCCCGTC